AGAAGGCATACGCTCATTGATAAGCAAAGGTATAGACTTGGAATAAGCGTAGAATTCCACGTTAGGCAATGATTCCATGATTTTGAACCATTTATGGATATACTCACGGCTATAAAAATCACCAGAATCATGAATTCTTATGTGAGTAGCCTTCTTTGATACAATCTCGCCTTTCATCATGACGATGAAGTCATTAGTCTTTGAGACTTCGAAACGATACTGGAATGCGGGCTTAACATTAGACCAGATATATGCGCCCTTTGAGGCATAGCAAAACTTTTTACACTCGCCAGCCCAAAGACAAGTATCTTGAGCTGGAATTCCAAAATTGAATACACGTTGACCATTGTTTAATGATGTCTTTTTGAGCTTAGAGTTTTGTGTTAGTAGTGCAGTCATATAATCTCCAATTATTAGTTAATTATTAAAGTGTGATGTCAAAACGTACGTTTTTATCGCTGAATGGTTCCCAAAGAGTAGAAGTGAATCCTCTTTCATTTGATTGCTTAACGTGGTCAAGGTGGATTATAACGATCGAATTAATCTCTTTCATGTTAACATCGACAAAGTCACGAACTAAGGAAATAACGCCTTCTTTATTGTACTCGCCACCATTGTACTCAATAGAGCCAAGTTGAAACATATGGCGCTCATTTTTGCGACATCTCTTTTTAATGCCAATAACTTGAATGGATATCTTGAAACGCTCAATCGGTGGCGATTCTCTTAAGTCTGTAATAGGGGATACGATAGAGGTGTTAATTGTTGCTAGTGTCATTTTAATTTCTCCAATTTTTATCAGAATGTTTTCTGATACACTAGAAATAATACTTTTCTTTTATGCTGTCAATACTATTTTATTATTCTTTTATGATAGAGCATTTATTTCACGGTCGGAAAGTAGAGATATTATATTATTATAAAGGTACGCGTAATAGTAGAGTATCAATACAGTGTAGCTAGTAGTAAGAATTCAATGGTGATATTTTTTTCAACTCTTTTTTTAAAAGTGGGAAAATTACACATAACTAAATATTGTTTAAAAATAAACTCTCTTATTCCAGAGAGTTTACCCTGAATTTTTTACACTGTCAAATTTTTAATCGAAAATCTTTTTTAATATTATTTAATCAAGGCCAATAACTATTAACTATATGCGTAAGGATATTGGCATATGATATGCAGGTAATGAGAGACCAAAGACAATAAACAAATACAATGACACACCAAGTAGCTAGGTACTGGCACACATATTGCAGGTAAGCTGAGGGCTGGGGGTTGCTAGGTGGTGGCTCATGGCGGAAGGGCTTGGATTAATTTGATCCCCCCTACTCGGTGAATTAGGATGTAACCATTTGTAGTACCAATCTGAAATTTTTTCTGGATTTTTTCAATATTACTGGACTCACTAACTCAAGTATTAATAATTTGCCAAACTAATAACTCTCATACTAATATCGTACCATGAGTAACACGCAATTATTAGCTGCGTCCTCGGTAGATGTGAAGGATCTCAAGTCAAAGTACTTAGAGTTAATCTCAAATGGCTATACCGAGAATGTAGCACTCAAAGAATTACAGTTTCCCAAACCCCTATACCTCAAACTATTGGTAGAAGACCTAGACTTCATCAGTGATGTGGAGCAAGCTCGCAAACTACGGGCAGACTTCTGGGTGTCCAAGATAGCGACGACTGTAGATCATGACTTCTCTAAAGATGAGATAGGATCTGAGAGGCTTAAGTTCGATAAGTTGCAGTTCCTAGCTAAGGCAGATAACCCAGAACGCTATGGCAACAACTCTAAGAAGCTAGATATCTCCATAGACCTAGGACAATTCAAGTTACTTCCTCCAGAAGAAGCCCTACGATCATTAGCTGCGGATCCGTTTGCCATCGAAGCAGACTATACTGATATTGGTATAAATCAGAACTATACCCAAAAGGGTATTAACAATGTTACTACAGAGGTAATTATACCCGATGAGGATGAACTACTATGAAATTCAAAGATGACGTAATAGCCGCACGATTCTCGGATATGAACAAGCTAGCTCAGACTATTGCTACTGAGATGGATCAATGGAGCCAGAAGAACTATGGGATCGAACTCACTATTACGGCGACTGTGTCTAATGCAGTAGAAGATAAGCAACTCGGACGGGTGTCTGACACTCATAGGACTCGCAGGGCTTGGGATATTCGTACACGGGACTTACCTGATAGTCTTATTGCTGAGATGATCCTAGCTATTAATAAGAAGTATGGAAAGTATGGGGCGGTGGCTTCGGCTATTCCTCAGCTTATTGTACATAAGCCACATGGAAGTGGCCCCCATTTACATTGCCAACTAAACCGCAAATATGCTTTACCGGAGTTAACGTATGCCTAGAGTTAAAGGTTCTAAGAACAAACCCAAAGACCAAGAAGTGGTAGTTGAAAACCAAGAAGTGGTAGAACCTACAGAATCAAAACCAAAACCTAAAGTGCTTATTGGATACCATCCGATTACTGGGGCTGAAGTTTGGCAATAGCTAGCATAACTCGGGATGCTCAGTACTTAGCCACAGTACTAGGCGATCTACATTCAGTATGGCAACCACACCCCGGTCAGATCGGAGTGGGTAGAGCTTTGTTCTATGAGAACAAACGCCGAGTCATGACTAGATGTGGTCGTAAGTGGGGCAAGACCGAGATGTCTATCTATGTACTATACCGATGGGCGATGACAACACCAAATGCCCAGTTCTATTACATAGCACCTTACTATAACCAAGCCTCAGAACTTATCTGGAAGCCGGGAAGATTACAAAACTTCCTAGGAAAGCACAGAGACAAATACATTGAAGCCTTTCATGAGACAGACAAGCGGGTAACATTCAAGAATGGCTCGTTCATTAAGCTTGTTGGTTCGGATAACTACGAAGCAGGACGAGGACTTAACCCAGACGGAGCAGTATATGATGAGTTTAAAGATCACGACTACAGGTTCCATCAAGGCTTTAGTGATAACTTACTCGCAAAGAAAGCTCCTTTACTTATTGTGGGGACACCCCCGGAATTGTTTGACCATTTCTTTGTTCGGACGGAAGAAGAATTTAAGCTTGACCCTAGGGGAGCGTATTTCAAAAGACCTACTCATACTAATCCGTATATCGATAAAGAAGAACTTGAACTAGAGAAACAAGCCGCAATAAACAAAGGCGAGTGGGCAAAGTATATGCGGGAGATCGAAGCCGAGATCGTTCCCGGCGGAGCCAACGCTATCTTCCCTATGCTCGAGATCCCACGCTATGACGAGAAAGGCGGATTCGTATCTGATTCCCGCCATGTTAAGAACCATAATGACCTAATGGCGGAAATTAACCATTACCCTAAAGATTGGAAGTTTTATGCAGCCTATGACCCCGGAAGCTCAAGTTGTTTTGCTGGTCTTTTTGCTGCTGTTAATAACTTTAGTAAGAAGATAGTAATCCTCGACGAGATCTATGAGAAACGTAAGATGGAGATGTCTACTCGTAAGATATATCCACGGGCAAAGCTCAAGATGCAGGAACTTAAACCAAGATACGACTGGTATCAGGTTTATGATAACGCTGCCTCATGGTTCTATAACGAAGTCATGGCAGAATACCGAGATGCTCTTACGCCGTGTGACAAAGATGTAAATAAGAAAGAAGAAAAGCTATCCGTCATCAAAGATTTCTTGATCGAGGATCTATTAGTTATATCTGATAGATGTTCTGGTTTGATCTCCGAGATGTCCACCTATGCGACCGACGAGAACGGCAAGATTCCTAAGAAGAACGATCACGCTATCGATTCACTGCGATACTTAATGAATGCTGCGCATCTATCTACTGTGCCTAGAGAAAGACATAAGCGACCAGAAGATAGACGAGAGTGGACAAACATAGATTACTTAGAAGACAATGATGTTCTAGACGAACCTATCGACTTTAACGATGATTTTACAGAGGAATGGTACGAATGATTAACTTGGTCATACCCACACTTATTTTATCCACTATTGCCCTTCTAGTGGCTTTGGCCTCCTTAGGAATTTCTTTAGGGACTAGGTGGAGTTCGCACAAGATTGAATGGAAACCCCTACAACTTAATGATCCACTAGCCGCTGCTGATAAAGAATCGGAAGAATTAGACATCGATGATGGCAAAATCCTGCAAGAAGCTTTAAACTTACAACGTAATGGAAAGAAGCAAAGAGATCAGGATCCTTTGAATGACATCCTAGAGACAAATAATTTTTAATAAGGGCTTACCATGTTTGAAACATTTGACGATTTAGATAACGTAAAATCTACCACAGAGGTAGTTCCTTTCCAGTTCAGAGAAGTAAAAAGCGAAGAAGGCACTCTAGACTGGCTTAATACCAGATTCCGTAGAGTATATGAAGGATCGTTTCAGCGTTTCATTATGTATCGCCGCTACATTCAGATGTACAAGAACGTATCGGAAGAGCATGGCGACGGACTTACTAAGACTAATACTCGATACGTGCCGGGATCTTCTAAAAAACCTAAGATGCGTGATAACTTAGTTTGGGATCTAGTAGACCAAAAGACTGCAGAGATTTCTAAGTCTACTGTTAAGGTAGCCTTCTTACCTCAGTCATACTTTGACCAAGACGATATCAATAACGCTAAGGCTTGTAAGATCCTTTGCCAATCTAGAATGGAAGAACTTAAGTTCGACCGACTAGTATCTAAGATGGATCGCATGATGTTCCTTATGGGTCACACTATCAGTGAGATCTGTTGGAATGAGGACATCGGGCCTCTAAATCCTAAGTATGAAGAGAAGAAAAAACAATACGGAGGCAAAGTACCTAAGACTTCTCCTGAGGGTATTGTTATCGAAGGCAAATACCTGACTGACGAAGACATGAGAATGGGTGACGTAGATATTAAACCACTCCTTCCATATAACTGTTTCCCTGAAGAGACTAAGAAGACTATCAAGGAATGTGATTACTTTGAAACAATTGAATGGAAATTTAAAGAAGAAGTTATTGCGAACTACCCTAAGGCTAAAGGCAAGATCACAGAAAACGCCCATGTTATGTGGGATATGTCAGCATCCGACCTTTCAGTCCCAGAAAACATGGTCATGGTACGATGCTTTTGGCACAAGCCCACTAAGTTTTTTCCAGAGGGATGTAAAATTATCTATTGTGAGGATCTTATCCTAGAATGGAATGACTTTCCGTACCAAGATAAAGAGCTTCCATTCATAGAAGACAGAGACATTGAATGCGTTGATGAGTTCTGGGGGCGTCCTTTTATTATCAACATCGAGCAGTTCTATAGAATGAATAACTCGATCTGGTCTGGAATCGCACGTAACCATGGAGTACTCAATGCCCCTAAGTACATTTATCCTGAAGGCACTGTTGATAAACAGTCTCTTAACAATGAGTTTGGTGCTATCGCATACCGTGGTGGAGTTCCCCCACAAATCCTACAGCACAATTACGTCAACAGGGGAGAAATTGATTTATCTAATCTCATATCTACTCGGGCTGGTAAACTTGGTCGTCTGTTTGATATCTCTCGTGGTAATGTTCCTCAGGGTGTAACTGCAGCTCAAGCTATGAGACTATTGGAAGACCAACAGTTTCAAGCCATGGCAACAACGTCAGATAACAGAAAGCAACGTGTACTAGATATCTACCGCAAGGTAGTAGTTCGTATGGCACAATACTACTCAGCCGACGATGGTCGTATGTCTCGTATCCTAGGTGCGAACAATACATACCTCATGCAATCGTTTAAGAAGTTTGACTTCAATCTTATTTACGATATCCGTATTGAGAACGACTCGGTTCTATCTACATCTCGTGCGGGTCGTATGGCAGATATCGTAGATTTAAATACTGCAAATCAGAAAGATCCTCTCTTTGGTAAAAAAGAAATGATTAGAATCCTGGGCTTAAACCTAGTGGAAGCTTTCCAAGATGAAGTGACCTATTCAATCGACACAGCCAAGCAGTGCTTGGATATGATCTTGAATGGAGAGGAAGCTCCTGCTCCAGAAGCTACTGATGGATTAGTAGAATTCTATGGAGTGTTCAGTCGATTTGTAGAATCTCCAGAGTATAAATTTGTAATCCGTCCTGAAACTAAAGCTGCTATCATGGACTTTGTTGCAGCTATTGAGATGTTGGCTTATGAGAAATCTGTTAAGAATCCATCTTTTGCAAATGAGATGGCTTTATTTATCAAGTTTCCTATGGTCTTTACTCCTCCTGCCTTAGGCCCTATGCAGAATCCAGCCTTATCACAACCTATGAATCCAGAAGCACAACCTTCAACATTAAAAACACCTAATGCAATGAAACAAGTTGATGCCGAATTAAAACAACAGGGAGAAATGTAATGAGTTTAGCAGCTACCGACAACGGGGATTCTTCAGAATCTTTTGAGACATTTGACAATTTTGATGACGCAGAAGTCTCAGGAGAAGAAGCAAATGACGATTGGTCAAAAGAAGAACCAGTCTCTAAGCCTAAAGATGAGGGATTAAAAGTCCTAGATGACACAGACGTAGACGCTGATGGCGATGTGGTCGAGAAAGAAGAGAAGATCAAAAAGCCAGCCAAGAAAGAAGAGTCTGATGACGAAGAGGCAGAAGAAGAAAAGCCTTTAGTCGAAAATGAAGACAATGAACTTCCAGAAGATAAGAAGGGTGGCAAAAAGCTTCGCCTTCGTATGGCAGACGGGGATTTGTACAATATTGATGCGGAGTCTACTATTCCAGTCAAGATTGATGGCAAGACTGAAGAAATTCCTATGCAAGAGCTTATCAATAACTATTCTGGTAAGACAGCGTGGGATAAAAAGTTCACAGAAATTGGTAAAGAGAAGAAGACTCTAGAGTTTGAGAAAGCCTCTTTGACTAAACAAAAAGAATCCCTTACCCACCATTTGAACATGGCTTTAGGCCCAATCAAGGATATAAATAAGAATCCTATTGATTCGTTGCTTTATTTGGTTGAAATGTCTGGGGAAGATCCATACAATGCATATAGACGCATCATGGAAGCAAACCTAGAAGAAATAGGTACGCTAATGGATTTGTCTGAAGTAGAGCGTGAGTTGTACTTCCATAAAAAGAAAGATGAATTGCACAATAATGTTGCAAGGAAGCGTTCAGAGAAACAACAAAGTGAACAGACCTTTAATCAGGCAGTTCAAAGAATTGATTCCCTTCGCCAAGCCCACAACGTAACTGAAAGTGCATTTGTAGATGCCTCTGAAGAATTAGAGTCTATCTATAAGGAATCAGGACTTGACATCAATAGTGTCACTGACGAAGCGATTGTGGATTACGCTAGCTTGAAACCACACATTGCTACAGTAAGAGAGTTAGTTGAGCCTTATGTTGACAACATTTCAGAAGAGAAATACGGAGATGTGGTAGCGGAATTGTCTAGGTATCTCAGAGATGGGAAAGCAGACGAAGCCAATATTAAGCAGATCCTTGCTCGTAACTTCTCTGTTGAAGAGGATGTTAAGGAGCTAAACTCTAAGGTCTATGGCAAGAGTGCAAAAGCACCTGTTAAGAAAGCCTTAAAAGAAGAGTCGAGCAGTTTCGAGTCTTTTGATGATTGGGAATAAATAATAATTGTTTTAAAAAGGATTTTTAAATGTCAGCTAACTACAGTATCTCAGAACAAACAGGATTGTTTTTGACTTTGTTCAAAAACCGTTCTGCTAATATGTATAACTCTGCTAACCTTCTCGAAGGTCGTATCAAGAAGTCTAACGATTTCGTTGGTAAGCAAATGAACATCGAAACTCAACTCAGCTTTGCTGGTGGTTACGGTGCTAAATTGTTACCACAAGGTAACCCTTCTCTAGTTGAGCAAGCTGTTATCACAGCTAAAAAACACTACTCTCGTGTTTTCGTAGATCGTGAAGGTCTTAAAGCTGCTTCTAGCTCTAAAGGTGCTTTCCAGACTTACCTCGCTTTCCCAGTTAAAAAGACTGTTGAAGACTACATGCGCAACATGAGTCGTATCCTTTTCGGTGACGGAACAGGCGTACTTGGTCGTGGCGCTGGTGCAACTAACGTAGTTGGTAACGGATCTTCTGCTACTCCTTACGTTGTTATCATGAGAGCTTCTGACTTTAACGTAGCTAACTTTGAAGAGAAATCTATCGTTCAAATCGTTACTGGTCTTGGTGCTTCAGACAACTTAGGCGGATCTGCTGAAGGCGGCGACTCTGTTGCTAACCTTTTGACTATCTCTGCTGTTAACAAGTCAACTCGTGCTATCAGCCTTGTTGGTACTTCTGCTCACCTTGCTGGCTTAGTTGCTGGCCCTTCTCCACTTGCTACAACTACAGGTCTAGTTCCCCAGCGTTCTTACCTTGCAGAAGCTCAAGGTCTTTCTGGTGTTCTTATGAAAACATCTGGAACTCTTTACGGTCTTACTGTTCAAAGACGTTGGCAAGCTACTCAAGTTGATGCTGGTGCTTCAGGTATCGTAGTAGATATGATGAATGACGTTATGCTTCAAGTTGAGCAATCTTGTGGAGAGTCTCCTAACACTATTATCTGTAACTACAACCAATACCGTAAGATTTTGGCTCAGTTAGAAGATCAAAAGCGTTATAACCTTCCAAACAAAAACATCAAAGGTCACCTTGGTTTCTCTGGTATCGAGTACATGGGTACTTCTGGTTCAGTTGGTATCTTCGTTGATCGTTTTTGCCCAGAAGACAAAATCTTCTTCCTTAACGACAAATACATCCAGCGTTATCACCGTCCAGGCGGAGCTGAATGGTTCCAAGATGACAAAACTGTATTCCTTCGTACAGTTGATGAAGATGTTCTTGAAGCCCGTTACGGTGCTTACATGGAAAACTTCATTACTCCATCTTTCCATGGTGTACTACACAACCTCGCTAAGTAATTAGTATCTAAAATTATTATGTAATTTTACCCCTCTTCGGAGGGGTTTTTTTATGTACTTTTACGTAAATACTAGAAATACTTAAGTAGTAGGGATTTCGTCCTTACTCCTAAGGTGGTGGTTTTGGAACATGGATGTACTAGAGCCACCATTTCTGCTTGCCAATATCCTCAATCTAACTAAACTAATTATAAGGCAATTATGCCACCCTCTGAGGGTTACACAAGGATTCTTATGTTGTATTCACTTCTTCGTTCATCTAAATGTCGTCAAATTGGTCAAATTGAATTAAATTTATCTGTTGATGGAGTATCAGCTACTCCAGTAGTTTCTGGCCCAGATGCTGCTTTTGTTTCTTCAATTTCAGACGATGCTACTGGTCAATGGACTATTACTTTCAAGGAATCTGCTAAACAAAATATCCATGTTGCTTCTATTGTTGCAATTACGGATAGAGCTGTATTTCACATAAATGCAGTTTCTAAAAACTCTGTTTCTATCCACGCAAGAAATGATGCTGGTCTTGCAATTGATGCTCAATTCACTTTACAAGTTATCTTCTTTGACCAACTTTCATACTTCTTTTAATTAAATTCTAGGCACCCTTCGGGGTGCCATTTGATACTAAGATTCCCCTTAAGGAGGAGAGATCATGGCCAGCGAATCAGGGTTTTCGAACCAAAAGAAATTAGGTACTGCTCAATTTAAAACTATCCATAATGTAGGCGGCGATAAGTTCGGACAATCCGTAGCTTCTAAAGCCTTATATGAAAAAACTGCCGAAGAAGTTATTACTGCTACTGACGTAATTGGAAATTCAGGACAAATAGAATTTCTAAACATTAATTACGTTGGCCACAATGCCCTAGTTAATGACGTTCTTAGAATGACTACTGGTGCTCAATTAAATTTAGAATTTGATGTTATTTCAGTAATTGACGGGGATAACTTCCTAGTCTTGCCATTAATAGATTGGACTGCTATTTCTGGAGACTCTGGAACACTTATGTCATGGGTAACCAACAAAGCAAACGCTGACGGAAGTCAGATTGTTACGTTAGCTCCTGTGCCTCTTCAATTTGTAAAAGATTCAAGCGTACTAAATGTAAATGAAGACACAGTCACTCCTGCGAACAATTCAGCCCTACCTACGGGATTATTTATTTATAAGGATGGCGCACAAATCCCTATTACTAAAGATACAGGCACTCCTGCTAATACAGTAGGCATTCCCGTAGAGATAGTAGCTGCTTCGGGTACTCCGATAAATATCACTGCAGGGGATATCAATGTCCAGCTTACAGATCTTGGTGCAAACTTTGATGCAGTAAGACTCGGAGATGGGTCTGGAAACTACGTAGGCGTAAATGCTTCTGGTCAAGCTAAAGTAATAGCAGCAGCTACAGATACTGCCTTGGGATTGTTAGCTAAACTGACAGACACTCAGCCCGTAAGCATTGCAACTATGCCTACTACTCCTGTAACAGGAACATTCTTTCAAGCCACTCAGCCTGTATCAGGCCCTTTGACAGATGCTCAATTGAGAGCGGCAGTAGTCCCAGTATCGGTATCTAAC